TAAAGTCATTTCATTAACATTAGATATCTGAGAACCAAATAAAGCGTAATACGCTGGTAAACCACCAGGAGTTCCCTGATATGTAGAAGTTGTATATGTTACGGTTGGAAACGCTTCCCGCAAAAAGTTTACGTCTTTATTTAAAAGATACTGATACCTATTGGGAGTTACTGTATTATCTATTACCGCTAAAGAATAATTAGCAAGCCAATCACTAGGCAAAGAAATATATTGGTTACCGGCAGTTAATGTGCCAGTAACGTTTTTACGCAAAGACGGTAAATTTACGGAATTATATATACGATCTTCAGCTTCCTGCACAAACACAGGAATGTTAGCTACGAACAGCGCTTCGGTGTTCTCAGCGTAAGACTGGATCGAGTTATATAACGTTTCGTAATTCATTATTCTGCTTTTGGCTCTTCAGCTTGTGGCTCTTCTTTAGGGAGTTGGGCTTCAGTTTGCGCACGAATTTTCATTAGTAAAGCAAAAGCACCAGATTTAGTAGGCAACTCACCTAATCCAGCCAAAATACCTTCTACTTCATTTAATGTAATTTCAAGCTTAATTGCTAATTTTGGGTCCATTTTTATCCTTGTTTTCCACTAATTTTACGGCCTTTAGTTGCGGCTCCATAACCACGCATTTCTTTAACGCCATACGGATTATCTTGCTTGTAGCCTTTGGTATTGTTACCTAAACTAATTTTTAAGTCGTCTAAATTGTTACCTTGGCTATGGACTTCGCCTTGTGGGTATGGGTTAGGCATTGGTTGCTTATAGACACCAATATCATTACCACCACCAGCTGGATATACAAAACCTGTATAAGCACTAGCATCTTTATTCTCCCTAGCATGGCCTAATGGATAGTCGCCTGCTGGTGTTGGTTTAACGGATTTATTTGTAGCCATGATTACTCCTGATTTTTAGCACGAGCTAAGTTACGGCCCATTTTACGCAGTTGCTCGTTTGTTACAGTACGAGCACCTTTTGAACCTTTACCACCTTCAATGCCTACGGTTGGACCGGAGTCACCTAAGTTTTTGCCTTTTGTGCGACCAGACTTGGTTACGCCATCGGCTGCTGATTTATATCCCATAATAAACTCCTAAGTTGTTGATACTGTTACTGTACCGATAGTTATAACCGGAATCAAGCTATTTGGTGTAAGCGCCCGGTCAAAATAACTCGCTCCGCCAACGGGGTTCCAAGCCCACTGAAACTGCCTACTACCATCGGTTGGATAACCAAAATCGTCTGCATTATTAACGTTTGAATCGTAAGGGTTAGTACCTAAACCAGTTTGTCCACCCATGTAATAACTTATATCTGGTCTTGGTTCCCGCACTGCTTGCGGATCATTAACCGGATATAAACCTAATTGTAACTGGGGATGGTCAGGATCCCAACAAGTTTTGCAAACTTTAATTTTATATGGCTTAGTTTTGATTATCTCAATTCTTAGCTCGTGCAGCTTATACCGCTGCGCACACCTATCGCATTCGGCAATTGCATATTTACCAGAAGCGTATTTAGTTACCATTATCTATAGTAAAACATGTTCCGTGGCACAACTCGTAAAGAGGCTTTTTCCCGATCTTCTTCAGAAGCAAGTTGCCATTGTTGTTCATAGTCGGCCTTAAGCCCCGCAATACGCATTGGATCTGTACCCTGTATCTTCATGCTTAAATAATAAGCAAGTCCAGCAACCATGCAGGGAATAAAACGGAATGGAATATCTTCGGTAGTTGTACCATCACCAGCATCTTGCAAGCGACGCATACGATAATATACAAAAGTCCACTGATTACCAGGAGCGCTAGGGGTAGGCCAAAGATTAACGCAAGGTAGGTTATTTACATATACGGAGTCGGCAGCAGCATGGCTAGTGGCAGTTGTACCGTTTTGGCCACGCCAAGCATTAATAATTTGATTACCTACAATGTTCTGGTAGCCAATAGTCTCTGAGCCAATATTAATAAAACCTTGAGTTGGCAAGCCAGAAGCATCAGTTAGTGTAATGGTCGTATCTGTAGAAGATATTGGGTAACCTATAGCTACGGTTGTTTGTGGAACAGATGCCACATTACCAGACTGACGATTAACATACATCTGGATTGGTCGGCCATATGCGTTCTTTGTTGGAATCGATAAGTAGGTAGATTCACTAATGCGGCTGATATTAATATCTTGCTGGTTTTGGTTTTGGCCGTTGTACTGGCGTGTTACCGCATCCATAATATCTATTGTATCTAGTGGTAATGGGTAGATAGCTTGACCAGTATTTAAAACAATTTGGTTTTGCTCAACAGTCCAAAGGTTAATTCCACGATTTGCCCACTCAATAGTGAGCAGATTCATACTGCGACGTGCAGTACGGAAGTCATAACCAGAACGAAGTTGAGATCCACAGCGCTCGAATGCCTCTTCAACGAGGTCATTCATATTTAAATTAAACGATGTGGTACCTGATGTAGCCATTATTTAGCCTTCTTAGCAACTTTAGTTGTTTTTTTAGCAACAGTTTTTTTGGCTACTGGTTTTTTAGCTCTTGGCTTGCGGGTTGTCGCTTTGGGAACGGTCATCTTTTTCTTTGGGCGTGGCTCAAAATCTTCCGATGGCACAGGGAATGGCCACATTTTGAAATCGATGTTCATTTCTTCTTCGGGTTTTTTAAACAACCCAAGTACCCAATCAAATATTTTTTTCAATTTCTACCCCAATCCGGACAATAAACAAGTCAATAATAAGAACCCAAGTATCTACATAATCATCAATAACTTCGATACCTAAAGCCACCCCATTTATAAGACATAGGTGGAGTGCCCAGCTCACTTTTTCATGCCTTTTAAAGTCTCTGCAAGTCTTGCACGTTGCCCGATTTTACCAGGTTTCTTAGCTGCTGCAGCTAGTTTTTTGGCAGGAATTGGTTTACCAGCTTTAGCGCCAAGTTCTTTACGCAAAGCGCCAGGCTTCTTAATTGCGTCTTTAATCCAATTTTTAGTAGCCATTATTTTTTCCTCGCCGCTCTCATATTATCAACCAAGTTTGGATATGGTCGGCCTGCTGCTTTGGCCATAGCTTTTGCGCTAGCCTTCTTTGCACTAGACATTTTCTTTGGTTTACCTAGCCCTTTTGGACGTGGCTTTTCCCAAACTTCACCACCTTTTTTATATTCGGTAAAGTCGGTATTGTCACGGCGAGCCTTAGTTTTTGGCTTACCCATTTTAGAGGGGGCTATATCGCCCATACCACGAGATGGTCTCATGCTCTTGTCTTTCCACGAATTGCGCAGCCATCAGCACGTTTAGAAGCCGAAGAAATTTTTCCGCCTTTTTTATATGTTGGGTCTGGTTTATTTCCAATACCCTTCATAAACCTCATGTCTGAAGCGCCAGCATTACCCGAACTAACCCCACCACGACCAGCAGCCGTTGTGTTGCCTTTTGGTGAGATCATAGAAGACTGGGTTAGGGCTGCACGTTTAGCGGCTTTTTCCTGGACAATCTTACGCATTGTCTCGTCTTGCTTTTTAGCTTCTTCTCGTTGTTCCATTTTCTTAGCGTACTCTGGATCAGAAGTATAAAAGTCACGAACTTTTTGGCGAGCTTTTTCAGCGTCAGCTTTTGTATTAGCTTCTTCTGTATCACCAAAGTCGAATGCGCCTTGATTAGCCATTTAGCACATCTTCCCTTTGGTTTTACCCTTTTGCGCAATACCGTCGGCACGCCTAGAAGCGGAACCAACTTTACCGCCGGACTTCATGCTGTATGTACCAGTCATAGCTTGGTCACGTTTTGCTGCACGCATGCGTGGAGAATCGCTAGAAGCAGAGCTACCAAACAAAGCAGACTTAAGATCTGTACCGGTGCTCTTTGAACCACGAATCATTGCAGGGGCAGACTTTTGTTGCTTGGTTGGTGCTGGAGCTGGCTTTTCTTCTTCTGCAGCGGCTTTAGTAATAGCTTTACCTACTGCTTTTTTAGTTGGGGTAGGGGCTGGAGCACTAGACTGATTAGCCATTGCAGCCATAGCACGTGCACGTACATCATCACCAATATTGGCGTTTTGGCCTTGCGTAGTTTCTGTATCTACGTCGCCGCCTTCGTCATATCGTTTAGCTTTTTTGTTCATATTAACGACCTCTTGCACTTTTCTTCATACCGCCGCCACACATCTTAGTGACTTTACCGCCTTTTTTCATGCCACCCATGATGCCCATAGTTTTGCCTGAATCACCAAGGTTTTTGCCCTTAGTATGACCACGCTTTTGAACTGCAGACTCACCAAACTTGGTAAGTTTGTTTGAACCTTTTTCTACGTCCTTAGACATAGTACGTGGGCCCATACCTGTTGAGCCGCCTTTAGCCATCTTTTTCATAGCCATACCGCCTTTCTTAAGAGCAAGTTTAGTGCCTTTACCACCTTTATGTTCTTGAGCATCGTGCTCTCTGAACGCCTTTTTAATCATGGCAACATCTTGCTTCTTATCCATTGCCATTTCTTTTTTTGTTTCTGATTTAGATTCTTTATCCACTTTTCCACCTTTTTTCATGCCGCTGTCTACATTTTTGGGGTTAAAAGGTTCGTCAGTTCTAACACCACGTTGTCTTTGCATTGCCATAATTTTTCCGCCCTTTTTCTTTCCAACATATTTGTTTAAATTAATGTTCGGTGCATTTTTTTCTTCGCCAAAAATACTACCGTATCTTGTCTCTTGACGATTAATCATACCTTTACCGCCTCGAGTAACACCAACGCCACCGCCTGTACCAAACTTACGCCCTTTGTCGGCCTTTAAAAAATCTTCACCAACAGATTGCTTTATACCAACTTTTTTAGCAAACGCAGGATTTTTAGCTATTGCTGCCATAAAGTTGTGTTGTTTTTTAGACGTGCTTGGCATTACTTACTCCAAAAACCTTGAAACAAATTGGCCATAATGGCGCCTATTAAAGCTGCAGCGCCGCCAACACCAAGTAACAATCTCCAACCGCCATGAGCTTCAGCCAAAGTTTTTTGAATGGCTTGAATAGCAGTTTTAATTTCAGACATCTCTTTTACCATCTTGTCCATGTCAGCCTGCAAGTGCTCAATATCGTTAGCGTGTGTGGCTAATTCTCTAGCCGTTAAAATTGGGTCAATATCGTTCATTTTGTACTACACTTCCAACGTTTTAAACTAGCTGCCTTACGAGTAGGGCGGCCTTTTTCATCTTTCATAGGACCAGGCATACCAGACATACGAGCACAAAAAGATTTCTTGCGTGGCCCACCTTCGGGCTGCGGAGCTTTTAAATGCGAGCCAGTAGCCGCATTATATTTAGCACGACCTTTGGCGGTAAGCCCAGCGCCCTTAGATGCAGGCAACTTTTCACCACGCCCAATCGCAAGCGAGACACCTTTTTTCTTAGCCATAAAAACAAGTGCAATAAGTAATGTAGTTTAACTGGGCGTAAATACCGTTTTGGCAAAGAAGGCCCTCACCAGGCAAAATTGCTGCTTGAGTAGCCGTACCACCAGCAACAGTATCAAACTGAGCTAACCACTTGTTTGCATTTTGGTATCTTTGGTCACCAGTAGGGTATGCAACTACATATTGACATCCAGTACCACCAGAAACAGTGCCACTATTTGGATCCGTAATAGTAAAAGAATTTGGGTCAATAACAGTAATTGCATAGTTACCATCAGTAGCAGAAGCCCCGCTAGCAACGTTAAACCCAATACCAATCATAGTTCCAGTTGTTAATCCATGAGATGATTTAGTAACTGTAATAGTTGTNCCTGANCGTTGGTATACAGCNGCNATGGGTACTTGNTTAGTATCAAAAATTACTAAACTACCNGNCTGTGAACCNTTAGGGGCATAGCTGATTTGTTTTAAACGGCTACGATTTCCAACTGATAAATAACCAGACTGAGTTATATGCGCTGACTTTATATCATATTGCATTGTCATAATTAATCTCCTAAAGATTTAAGTGGGTTAGGGAAAACCCTAACCCGTAAGATTAATTAAACTGCTTCTTCGCCGTAGATAGCGTCATTTACAAAGTACTCAATCCAACCAGATACAGTACCAGAAGCAGAAGTGTTAGCAGCAGAAGTAATGACAACTAAGTTAGTTGCGTTAGCTACAGCGCCCATGTTTGCTCCAGCAGTAGCTGAACTAGTAGAAATAGCTGTACGAGTTGTTGCTAGTGCATTAGATAAAATACCTGTTGGTACGTTTGTACCAAGAACGGTGGTTTGGCCAGGGCCTACACCAGATAATGGGGTAAAGCCCATATTAATATTACCTGTACCAGTAGTGTTAATAATAACGCTGGTAACTACGGCATTTGCTGGCAGAATAACTGCAGAATTAGCCA